AATGCGCCGAAAGAAGGAAGAATTGGCACGGACATTTCCCCTGTTTGTGGTAGCTTGAAGCGGAGAGATGGAAGGGGAAAAATGAAGAAACTGATTTACCTCGTGCTATCCGTGCTGTGCGCAATTTCCGGCATCTACGGCATCTACGACACCATCACCACGCCGCAGGATGATCTGGCCACAAGCATCATTGCGATTCTGCTCCTCGCATTCCTCGCATGGCTTTTCATGCATCTCTTCCTCAAGCCTGAGCCGCGCCATAAGCATCAAGCGGAGAACGCCCCTGAACCGTCTCAGGAAGCCACATCGGACGCCACGGCAACGCAAACGGCAGAGACGGCCGACACGGAGCGTGGAAACGTCGCGGAAACCGATTACGACGATTACGTGGCCATCGACATCGAGACCACAGGATTAGGCAGAAGTGCTCGAATCATCGAGCTTGGTGCGGTGCGCATGCGCCATGGGCGCAAGGTCGCGTCATTCAGCCAGCTCGTCAACCCACAGACTCCGATACCGGCCAAGGTCACGCAGATCACCGGCATCACCGACCGGAACGTCAAAGGCAAACCCACCATCGACAAAGCGCTACCCAAGTTCTACGCTTTCTGCGGGCATGATACGTGGATAGGGCACAATATTCGCCGCTTCGACCTGCCGGTCATCGCCCGCGAAGCAGAAAGAGCGGGCGTCGGCATGCCGGACGTCGGCTTCTACGACACTCTGGAAATCTCTCAGACACTCTTGCCGCAGCTTGACCGCCACAGACTGCTCGACCTCATTCGCCATTTCGGCATCGCCAAGACGGAGCGGCATAGGGCCGCCGACGATGCGGCACAGACCGCGCAAGTTTTCGAATGCCTGAAGCGGATATAAGCCTTATGAAGCCGTATAAGACAATATAAAAGCCCCACAGATTGTGGGGCTTAATGCTTTTAGAGACTGTTCACGGCATTGTAGAATTCCTGAGCGTCCTCGGCTTTCTTGAATTTCAGCGGCAGTGAGCGCAACGCACTGTATTTCCATGTGACCGTGCGTTTCTTCAACACCACGCCCTGCAGGTCGCTCACCTGGTATGCTTCGGTCTTCTTGTACCGGTGCAGGTATGTCGTGCAGACATCCAATTCCAGGCGATTGGCATACAGGCGGATACCCATGAACAGCGGGTCGTCAAGCCTTTCGCACGTGTAGATCGCGCCCGGTGCTGGCTGTGGTCTCTTCGCCATGATTGTTCCCTTCTTCTTTTTCCTTGATTCTATTGCTCAAATGATGCAGACTCGCTCAGACATTGCCAGTCGGAAGTCTCCGAGCACCTGCTGGGTCACTTCCAGTTCCTGGGAGATGTTCCACGAATTCCCTTCGTACATTTGTTCCAGCATGCCGTAGCGGAGTGGGTCTATCAGCGTCAAGGCGGTTTCGCGTCTTGCCCTATGTTCCTCGCGGCTCCGTGCCACATGGTCGCATGACGTGTCGCCATGCCGCCAATGCAACAGCTCGTGCACCAGCGTGCACCGTTTGGCCGTGTAGGTGAGCCGACGGTCGATCAGGATGACGTGGTTTTCGTTGTCGTAGCAGCCCCATAGTCCGTCCGGCAGTATGGCGCTGGACACCGTTACGGGCAGTCCGATGATGGCGCGGCGCATGGCCCCGTATGTCATGCGCCGGTCGATCGGCAGGTCAGGCAGGCTCGTCGTAATCCGGCCCAGCCTCTCCATTGATGGCCTCCCGCTTGCCAGCGGCCCGATACGCCGCAAGGGCCACGTCGCCCCTCTGCAGCTTGTTGAGGGTTTCGGCGGTTCTTTTTTCTTCCTGTTCCGCCAGCGCGTTTGCGAATAGCTGACGCAATGTCATCCCGCATGTTTTGGCGATTCGTTCGCAGTCCGATACCGTCAAGGGCGCGTCGAACCGGGCGCGGACGAACCAATAGTTGCGGCTGAATCCACATTCCGCTGCGAAATCCGTAGCGGTCATACCGCTCCTGGATTGCAGTTTTTTGCAGTATTCCATGATGCTCCGTGCTCCGTCTGTCACGTCGGTGTTAGCTCTTGTTCCCATGGTTTCATGATACCCAATTGTGTACTTTTTGTAAAGTAATCAATTAAGTACCCGTGTAATAGTATCCAAATAAGTACTATCTGTAATCAGCAATGAAACGAGAAAGGAGGTTGGGTGACAAGCGAAACGGAACTCATGAGAGCCAACATCCGAGGGGAGATGGCTCGAAGGGGCATGACGCAAGAAGACGTAGCCAAAGCGATCGGATGCGAAAGGCCGCTGGCAAACAAGAAACTCAACGGCAAGAAAGACCTCACCGTAAGCGATCTGGAAAAAATCGCCGACATGTTTGGAATGACCCTCTTCCAACTCACTACGGTGCTGCTCCAGCCGATCGACAGCATCAAACAATTCAAAGCCTGAAAGCCACACCAAAGGAGCGTCCGATGGACAGCAAGACCTACACCAAAGACCTGCGAAAGAACTGCGTGAAAGCCGTCTTCGACGAATTCGCCGAGCATGGTGACATGATTCGCCCGCAATACGCGGAACAGTGGGATGAAATCTACGCGAGCCGGTTCCTGGGCCACATCACCGGACCGATGGACCTCGACGTGCCCGATCTCGTGGACGTCATCATCGACACGATCGTCAAGGAAGCGCAGAAATGACCAGCCAACTACTCAATCCGCCGAAACCGCCGACACTCCACGAGGCCGGATGCCTGCTGCTCGCATCAAGCGGCTTCTACATCCGCCTCCATGAGGACGGCAGCGCCAGTCTCGTGGACGGCATCCAAGACGTCACCCTCGCGGACTTCACATCTGCGGAAATCGAAGGCATCGCCTACCAACTCAACCGAAAGGTGGGAAACACACGATGAGCTGGATGGACGACGGAGGATTCGAAATCAAGACATTCGCCAAAAACGGGAAGACGATGGCTCGAATGAGCTTCCGCACCTCGACCGGCCAATACTACTTCAACCTCACCAAGACCGAAGTGCAGCGCATCAGACGCGAATGCAATCGAATCCTCAAGGAAATGGAAGCAAGCAAATGACCAGCCATGACCAACTGCACGACAGCGGACAGGCAGGAAACACGAAACCGAACTACACGCTCCGCCGTCTGAAGTTCGCAGCCGCCATCATCGGATTCGTGAGCAGCATGACACTGCTCTTCACATGGCATGTGACCGACAGGCACATGGCATGGCTCGTCGCCGGAATCTACATCCTGACAGGCCTATGGCTGACCGTGCGGTTCGCCCCACGCGAATAAAGACTTCCCACCAGCCGACAGTCCAACAAAACAAACCAATTAGGGACGTTTTCGCGGACATCCACGTTCACCATGTCGGCTGGCGGGGAACACATATAACTGAATATCGACAAACAACAAATCCGCCACGGCGTTTGCATACACACTTCTGTCGTGGCTTCGGCTGGGCGACGGTTCGCCCGTCCACGGATTCCAATCTTCTCCTGTCTAAATCTATGCAGGCACTCCGGTGCTTGCGGGTCCTTTCTTACTATGCCTGACTGCTTCAATCACAGTCGGCCACGCCACCGGCCGCGAACACGTTCAGGTCGCGTTCCAACAGCCAAAGGGGCGTTCGGAATCAAAGGACGGCATCGGTTCGACTCCGATACCAGCTACTCAGCCCCATCCACTCGTCAGGGTGGGCACGCAACGCAACAAGCAAAGGAAAAGCCTATGAGCAATGAAATCCAGCGATTCGAGTTCAAGGGCGCATCGTTACGCGCCCTGACCGACGAAGCGGGGGAGCCTTGGTTCGTCGCCAAGGACGCATGTGACATCCTCGGCAATGACACAAATCATCTCCGCGAAGCTCTTGATGATGACGAAATCACAAACCTCCGTAATTCGGAGGTTTGGAATCAGCCAGGGCGTGCGCCTCTCATCATCTCTGAGCCCGGCCTGTACAAGCTCATCATGCGTTCGCGGAAGCCGGAGGCGAAGGAGTTCCAACGTTGGGTGACGCATGAGGTGCTTCCGCAGATCCGCAAGACCGGCGGCTACATTCCAACCACGGACGTGGATGATGACATGACCATCCTCGCGAAGGCCGTGATGATCGGCCAACGCACCATGGAAGAACAGAAGCGTCGCATCGCAGAACAGTCCGAGCATATCAAGGCGTTGGAGCCGAAGGCCCGGTTCGCGGACGCCGTGGCCGCGTCGGACGGCACGTGCCTCATCGGGGAACTCGCGAAGATGCTGCGCCAGAACGGATTGGACATCGGACAGAACCGGATGTTCGAAATCCTCCGACAGGACGGCTACTTGGGCAAGACCGGCTCGAACCGCAACGTGCCGACACAGAAGGCCATGGACTTGGGACTGTTCCGCATCAAGGAAACCGCCATCACCCATTCGGACGGCCACGTGACCATCAACCGAACAGCGAAGGTCACCGGCAAGGGCCAGACCTACTTCATCGACCGCTACTGCCCACGCGCCGACCATGAGTGACGATCTGCTCACGCCAGCCGAACTTGCCGTCATGCTCGGCATGAGCGTGCGCACCCTTGCCAACTGGCGGAGTACCGGCAAGGGCCCTCCGTACTTGAAAATCGGCGTGGAACCGCCAGAAGGCCATCAGGACAGGCGCAAGGTCCGCTACCAGCGTCAGGTCGCGGAACAGTGGGCCTTGGCGCACAAGTACCGGAGGACGGTGGCGAGATGAAAAACGACATGTTCGTTCCAGTGACGCGGATTAAAAGCAGCCCAGACGTCACAAGCGACGGAAAGGCACACGTCGACACCGGCAAACCGACCCTCACCCAGCAGGGAATCGACGTGGCCAAGTTCATCCACGACAACCACGCGCTCATCGAAAAACTCAGAAAGGGACCACAGTGAAACATGAATACACTTTCGAAGAATTAGCCGAACTGAGAAAAATCTACGACGAGTCAGGCGAAGCAGGACTCGACATCACGGAAATGCGGGCATTGCGCAAGGCCGGACTCCTCACGCGGGATCCGCCGACGAAGACCGGAATGCCGTCGAAACGAGACCTCATCCTCGCGCACTGCAAGAAACGCATCAGCCAAGGCCAAACGTTCGACGGCAAGGAAACAGCCGAAGCGCTCAACCTAAGCCAGAAAACGGTCGGCAACATTCTCGGCCAACTCCGCAAGGAAGGACTATTGCCGGCCTTCGACAAGCATTCGCCACGCAGCAAAGCACGGGAAACCACCACAACCGGAAAGAAGAAAGAGACCATCATGACCGTCGCATCGAAAATCACGGCAAACGACGTCACCATCGGAACCATCGACGTCAGGCCACAAGCCACAGCCGATCCACGCGCCATCATCTCCAACGCATTGACCGGCATTTTCGACGCCATCAGCGCTCTGCAACGAACCGCGTTCGAAAACAACGACAAAGTCGTCTACGGATTCGCCACCAAGCTGCTGAACGGCGAACTCATGGACTTGAAAGCCAACTACAGCAAGGACGTGGCGAAATGAGCTTCGACACGATGGACCTGCCATCATGGCCGTCCGTCTGCAGGCTGACAATCCCAGGAGACCCACAGTCAAAAGGCCGGCCACGCGTCTACAACGGCCACGGCATCACCCCAGAAGCCACGCGAAAAGCGGAGAATCGCGTCTACTCGGAATGGCGACGACAATACCCGGACCTGCTCCCATACAAAGGCCCAGTCGCCATCACGCTCATTTTCTGGACCATGACCCGGCGTGGACGCGACTGGGATAATCTCGCGAAACTTTTCACCGACGCGCTTAACGGCGTCGCATACGAGGACGATCGGCAGATCATCGACGCGAGCGTCCACGTGAGACGCCCCGACATGCTCGTGCCTGGCACGCGCGGCATCCGCAGACGCAAGACCGGCGACCCACTCACCTGGCACGGCAAACCCTACCAGCCGTGCACGCAGGCAATCATCGAGTTTCGGCAAGAATACGTTCCAAGATAAGGAGAAAACAATGAAAAAAAACACCCGCAGCGACTACGTCGTACAGACCCTCATCGATGACGAGGACATGAACGCCGACCTCGCAAGCCTCTATCCAGCCGCCAGCAAGATAGGCGATGCCGCCGCATCGTTCATCGACAAGGCCGACGCGACCATCGAAAAGAAAGACCTGTACGGCACGCCTGCCGCCGTTATCTCGGAATGCATCGGCATCTGCCAGAACGTCGTCAAGGAAGGCGCCGCGATCAGCAGACTCCTCCGCAATCCACTCCACTGCAGGAAAGAGCTCGATGACAACAAGCTGGCCGAAGTGGAGAAAGCCGAAGCGGAACAGGCCGAACTCGAAGAAACACAGGAGGACTGACCAATGGCAGAACAGCAGGAACTGGCCACGCTGGCAAGCAGATACGCGGAAATCCTCGACCGAATCCACCAACTGCAGGAACAGGCCGACAGTCTCAAAGCGCTCATCATGGAAAACCGCGAGCCAGGAGAATACGCGGCCGGACCATTGACCGTGAAAATCAGGAAAGGCAAACGCAACCTCGACGCCAAAGCATTCGAAAAACAGTTCCCGATCCGACAGTACGCGGACTGCTATCAGGTCAAGCCGAAAGCATTGTCCACGATCATCCAACAGGTCGGCGAAAACGCATTACAGGATTGCGTGAAAGTCGGCGCGGCAAGCCTGGTGGTCGAATGATGGGCGACAAGATCAGCAGACAACACTTCAACCATGCGTTAAACAACGCGCTGAGCGCCTACGACAGGTCCTTGAGCGACAACGCGATCCTCATCGACGCGGACGACCTCGGAGCCTTTGCCGATATCCTGTACCGCTACCTATTCGACGTGAAATGCGAGGGATGAAAATGGCCAGCGAACTCGACCTTGAAGCAGTCATGGCCGCAAACCAGACCACACCGGAAACGACGCCAGCACCCACGGTGAAGTCGGAGGAGTGGACGGAAATCCGCGGCATCATCGAAGACCACATCACCAACCAGCCGAGAAGCCTACAGAAGGAGATCGGACCATCGGAGCTCGGCACCGACTGCCTCCACTGCCTCGCCGCCCGACTCGCAGGATGGGAGAAACGCCAGTCGGCCGCATGGCTCCCGTTCATCGGCACATGCGTCCACGAACGATTCGAACGCCTGTTCAACAAGCGCAAGGACGAATTCACCGTCCCGGACGACGATGGAGGAGACCCATGGGCCGTGAAACGCTTCGAAGCCGAAAGACACGTCGACGTAGGAAACATCCGCGGACTGCACGGGCAAAGCCAAGTCCACGGAAGCATCGACCTGTACGACGCGCAAAACAACATGACCATCGACTGGAAGATCACCGGCCAAACCACCCTGCGCAACGTCAAAGCCAACGGCCCGTCGCAACAATACCGCATCCAAGCGAGCCTGTACGGCATCGGCTTGGAAAACGACGGCGAACCATGCAAACGCAACGCGATCTACTTCCTGCCCAGGAACAGCGTCAGCCTCGCCGACGCATTGCCGGTCGAATTCGGCTTCGACCCGAAACCCGGCAAATGGGCCTTAAGCCGCGCGCAGCTCATCGTCAACCTCCTCGACCTCATCGAACAGGAGGACGGCGTCGAAACACGCGACGCGTGGATCCACGCTTTACCGACTAGTCCGACCCACTGCTTCCAATGCGGCAGCTGGCCGGACGACCAGCTCGGAAAACTATCCGAACTCAACGAAGACCAATATCCGGCATTGCCGGACAAATGGCGGCAGGCCACCGGCCTGCTGGAATCCACCTACAACAAATAGAAAGGCAAAAACACACAATGTACGGAACACAGAACTACGGTGGCGGATTCACCCAGCAAGGCGGAGCCAGCTACCGGCCACAACAGGCGCAGCAGCAGTCCGCCGAATCATTGAGCCTCGACGACGTGATGCAGGGCGGCGCGCCCAGCGCGTTCAGCAAGGACGATCCGATCGGCACCAGCGTGGAAGGCGAAATCGTGGAGATCCGCGCGGAACAGCAGACCGACTTCACCACCGGCGAACCACTGTACTATCCCAACGGCAAGGCGAAGCCGCAGGTCGTCATCCACTTGCAGACCACGCTACAGGACCCCGACAGGGTCGGCGACAGCGGCATCCGCGGCGTGTACGTCAAAGGCTACAACATCGGCCAATTGCGCCTCGCATGCCGTCAGGCCGGAGTAGGCGACCATCCGAACGTCGGCGACCGTCTGAAAGCAACGTTCGCCCGCACCCAGCCAGCGAAGACCCGCGGATACAACGATGCGAAGATCTACGACTACGTCGTCACGCCGAAGAAGCAGTCCGATTTGAACGCGGCGATGAACGACCCGCAGGCAGGACAGCAGCAGTACGCGCCACAGCAGCCACAACAGCCCGCTTACGGCCAGACGGCCACCATCGGCCAGCCAGCTGGACTGACCGCGAGCGACAGGCAGACCATCGGCCAGCTCGCCGCTGCGGGAAAGCGCGCGCAGGAGATAGCAGGACTCCTCGGCAAGCCGGTCGACCAGGTCATTAACGCGCTCGGCGCAGGCAGCGGCAGCGAGCCTGAATTCTAAAAAATGAGAAAAAGTCCCCTCGCGTTTCCCCGTAGTGACGTTCACTCGAAAAACGTCACTGCGGGGACGCGGGGTGACATAGGTGGACATGCGCAAAGTCCACCCAAAAAGGACGAAAAATCAACGATATATAGAAAAAAGGACAAAAGGACAAAGTGTTTTATATATATGTCTTTTTTGTTGTTTTTTTGTATGTGTGTGTAGGGGCCGTCACCGTCCCTTTAGACAAGGAGGTGAAAAGATGAGGGACTACCGCCAATACCAGCCGATACCAACCGAAGACCTGCCGGCAAAATTCGCAGGAATCTTCCACATGCTCGCACTCACCTTCACTCCGGCGAACGACCACACGATCGTCACGACCATCACCGGCCACAATCTTGAACTCATCTGTCAAGGCGGTGGAGAGAACGACCGACGCAGAAAAGAGCCGGTCGTGGCGGCCGGATACCAGAAAGCCATCTGGGAACTCCGCGAAGGCCATCTTCGCTACTGTCCGTCACAGGACAGGCTCTGGCGTCGTGACCCAGATATGGCCGACCATGAAGGCGAAAGACTCATCCTCAACAGCTGGCATCCGGTGAAGACCATCGAGGATGAATACCATATCGGCGGCAACGCGCGCAGCAGTGAACGCAATACGCTATACTCGGCCACGATCCTGCGCGAAGCGAAACGTTCGCAATGGTTCGACCAAGTCGCACGCGGCGTGCGCTGTGACCCCTGCGTGTGGGTGCGGCGTGATGGCAAAGTCGTTTGCCTGCAGGATGAGCCGGACATCGCCGTCACACAGACTTTCTCTCCAGTGGGCATGGGCAATCAGGCGTTGAAGGACGCTGAACGGATCCTCAGATGGCTCACCGTCGACGAGAAGTCCTATGCGAATCTATGCCGCATGTTCGCCACGCCATGGCTGGAACCGTTCAAGCAACTGTCCTTTGTGCTGTCCGGGCATGGCGGTGACGGGAAGACGCTGATCGCCCGTCAGGCGTTGCTTGGCGTGTTGGGTGTCGGCAAGGTGTTTCCCGGATTCAGCGTGCAGGGCTATTGCAGTGGCGGTGGCTATACGCTTGGCCGTGAGTCGATGAATGATGAGATGGATGGCAAGGCTTTCGCCGTTGATGACGAGGCCTGCGCGGTCACTGAGGACATGCTTCCCTTGCTGCGTGCCTTGTCGACCGGCTCACAGGTCAATGCCCGCGTCACCGGCGGTCGTTATCGCGTGATGACGCCATCTGCGACGTTGCTGATTCTGACGAACATGCAGTTCGCGGATTCCGGTGAGAATTCGGACGTGCGACGCTTCGTCAAGGTCGAATTCCACCAGTCGAAGGGTCGCTCGTATGACCAGTATCATGCGATCGAGGAATTCTGCCATCGGCATCCCGCAGCGTTTTTCGTGCTGTCGTGCCGCCTGTGGGAGCTTTCAGATGAGCCGGAGATCGTGAATCTGAGCCCTGCCCGCAACATCAGCGATGAGATGTATTGGCTGATCAGCGAGATCGCGTCGAATGAGGAACGGTATGGTGTGCAGGTCGCGTCCAGGAACGACTATCGCAAGGAGTTTCATACGGCGGTTCCGCAGTCTTTGATGTATGTGCTTGGTTTGGGGAATTCGAAGACCAAGGCTCTTCCCGGCGGTCAATGCCGTGTGGTGCGCGTAGTCGACCGGAATCGTTTCGAAGTGTATCGCAAGGCCGCTCTCGACAATGAGGCTAAGCCAGCCGAGGATTGGCGGCAGAAGGCATTGTCGAAGCCGTCTCGTGACAGTCTGCTCCCGTTGGATGATGTGGGCGATTGTCATGATCTGGCCGGCATCGTCGAATCGGCGTTGGACGGCCATGTCGGTTTCGCTCCATGCGAGGGCAAGGCGCGAAAGGCCGGTGGTCCGGTCGACGGGAAGGTTTCGTTGTCGTGGAAGCGGTTGAATCCGTCTGACGATAGCCACGTGGACGCATCGTTCATCACCGGTCAGATGAGTCGTTATGCGGTCGTGCCGCTCGGCGACTGTTTCGTCATCGACTGCGACAAGCCGTCCGAGGATGGCGGTCCTGATGGTTGGCAGTGCTTGCAGGCATTGACCGGCGACTACGGTACCGATAATCTGCCGGCCACGTTGGTCACGAAAACGCCGCATGGCGTGCACCTGTACTATCGCATGCCAGCCGGCATGGATATCGGATTATTGAAGAACGCGGTGCATGAGCAGAATCTGCCGATCGACCTGCGTGTGAGCAACAAGGGTTATGTGCTTGGCCCCGGCAGCGTCATCGACGGCAAACGGTATGAGCTGGCGGATCTGCCTGCCGGCGTGGTGCCGGAGGCGAGCGAGGCGGTCATGCGCATGCTCAAGGATTACGGCTACACGAACGAGCCGAAGCCGGACGCGCCGCAAATGAGTCTGGATGATGTCATGGCCGATAGGCGTGCCACGTCGATTTCCAACGGCACGCCGGATATGACGCCGGTGCCGGAGGGCCAACGCAACAGCACGCTGCATGCGTGGGCTTACGGACGTTTCAAAAACCATCCGGAAAACGAACATCAGATCCACGACGACCTGCTGCGGCGCGGTAGGGATAGTGGTTTGGCCGATGCCGAACTCGACCAGATCTGGAAATCAATCAAACGAAGCCTCAACTAAGGAGGGGGCGACTATGGCGAAGAATGTGGCTGGAGTGAGCAAGGCGATCCGATACGTCGAATGCGCTCACTGCGGAGAACGTGTCGGAACATATTATGCCACCTGCCCATGCTGCGGCTACAGGCTCGTGGAGGCGTCCGACGTTTTTTGGAAGCGGCTGATGGGATGAGCAGGAAACCGCCGCAGTGGATGCGCCGGTTCGCCCCGGAAGGCAATCCGGCGCGTCTCTTTCCGGTCGTGTGCTCATGCGGCCGGTGGATTTTCAGCGAAAGGGACGTGGTCTGGCAGTCATGGGACGCGGGAATCATCGAAGGCGACGATCTGGTCACCGCGATCATCCTAGACAGGCCGCTTATACGCATCCGGCACGTGTCCCACGCGGACATCATCAGATTGGAAACCGTCGCCGGACCATTGGGCATCAGTCCGGACGGCCAATATTTGGGCGCGCACGAATGCGACCTGATGCCCGTCAGCGTCAAGCCGGCGGATGTGGGCGACAACGGATTCCATTATTCGACGCTTCCTGGTTTTCCGAAAACACGGCCGGTGCCCGGCAATCCTGATCCGTGGGCCGGACTGCCGGTGAACGACCTATCGGATTTCGGATGGCCGCAATCCGAAGAAAGCGAACAGCAAACACTTTTCTAAAAAAGGAGAAATCATGAAACACGACAACCCGGAAACCATGTACAGCCGTGAATGGTTGGAACACGAACGCCGCAAGGCATGGCAAGAAGGCTACGCAGCCGGATGGAAAGACCAGGAATGCGATTTTCTGCCACACACGAGCGAAAACCCATACAAGGAGACCGTCAAAATCGAAAAGGACGGTGAATGATGGACGGATTGGACAAGGTCGAGAAAACTCTGATTGTCGCACTGGTGGTATCCATCAGCGCAATGCTCTCGCTGGCGGGATTAAGCATCTACTCATACTGGTATGTGGGCACGCATCATGATTACGGCATGAAGACGGTCAAGACCGGCGACGTGACATGGGTCTGCCTGACCGACCATGGCACGACCATCGGCTGCGACACAGTGGAGGAATACCAGTGAAGAAAATCCTTGAGGAAATGATTCTGAAATGGCATCAGGCCGGCTACGCGCTCGACGAGATCGCGCCACTCGTGCCACAAGTCCCGAAAGCCGAAATCGCGGCCATCATCCACCAGTACGACCAGGAGGCCAGACTTTGACCGACTGCCAGCACTGCCACAAGCCAATGAAACCGGCATCGGCGAACATGCTCTGCCAGAACTGCCGTGAAACCTACTGGACGCTCATCCGCCAGCTCGGCCATGTCCAACTGCCCGCCCTGCGAAGCATCATGCTCCGACAGGCCAGCATCGGAACCCCAGAACACGCGCCAAGCCGAGGCAACGCGCCACTCCCGATCAACACCCGCGCGCAGGACCTTATCGCAGACAGCGAAGCATGGCTGGCCGAACAAGCAGGGAAAATCAGAGCGGCATACGCTGGATACGCCTGGCGGAAAGCATGGTATGCCATCATCAGCAACCGGCACACCATCCTCAACATGAGCACAGCAGCAGACGACTACGCCGCCCTGGAACGCATCGTCAGACGCAACGAGCAAGCCCTCACACCAGAAGAGGCCATGGTCATCATCGGCACCTGCCCAAAATGCGGCCACCAAGCCACCAGCACGCCACAAGCCGAAACATGGACATGCCCAGACTGCAAGTGGCAAGGCGGAGTCCAAGCCATCAAAGCCGAACGCGACAACAAACTCTGGCAACTCGAATACACCGGAAAACCAGTCGAAGTAGCACGCTACCTCGCCAAAATGGACATCCACTGCACCAGCAGCCAGATCCGCCAATGGCTCACCAGAGGCAAACTGCACGCCACGCCGACAAAACACAAAGGAGAGTACGTGTTCAACCTCGGAGAAATAACCGCCATGCTTGACTGTCACAATTAAAATGCTATACTGTCGTATGTTTGTAGAATGAAATGGTCCAGCCAGAAAATGGTTTGGACCATTTTTCATATCCAGCTTCGATAGCTCAACGGCAGAGCAGGCGGAATAGCACAAAATACCAACGGTCGGACCCCGACCAACCATGGTGCCATACCGCACACAACCATGATGACAACAACGCATTCCACCTCACGCCGGTCCGACTCCGGCACGAAGCACTTACAAGGCGGTGACCACATGCCAAGAGTCCGCAAGACCACACGCCAATTCGAAAAAGACAAAGCCGCATTCTTCAACCAATGCAAGACGCGGCATGCAGTCTGCTGGTTGTGTGGCATGCCGATAGACTATGCAGCCACGAAGAACACCACTGATGACAGCTTCAACCTAGATCACCTCTATCCCGTCTCGAAGCACCCCGAACTCCAATTCGACCCAGCAGGATTCAGGTCAAGCCACACCAGCTGCAACCGACTAAGAGGCAACAGTGACCCGCCAGCGCCAATCGGAACACTCTCAAGACAATGGATAACAACAGCATGAGCAAGGAGGCAATGATGCCACAGCAGCCAGTCGCACTAGAGCTCACCGCCACAATCGGCGACAAGACATTCCCAATCAGCTCATTCACCGTCAACATCCCGATCAACGTCACCCACAACGAAGTCAACACCTACAAAGTCGGAAACACATACACCACGCTCATCACTCCAAAACCACCAAGCGCAGACGAACTTATTACACGATTTACAAACGCAATCAAAGCATTCAAAACAGCATTCGAAACCAACCCCGACGGGGTAGGGGCGGTGAAATCCTGAAAACCACCCCGAGCCGACCCACGTCCCGCGTGGTTGCTCTTCCTCTCCCCGATAAGTTTTTTTGTTGATGGGTCGCGCGCGAAGGAGGCTCTATGACGGTCAAGAAGGGTGTTTCCGAGCGTCGTTTTCCGCATGAGTCCGTGGCGGACGCGTTGGAGAGGTCTTTGCGTAATGCGAGGTCGTTGCGTGCTGAGAATGCGGCTGTCGTGGCCGCTGCTCGTATCCTTGCCGCTCGGATTGATTCGATTTGCGAGACTGGTTTCATTGACGAGAACGGGAAATTGGACAATGTGTCGGTTCCGACGTTTTTGAAATACTGCCAGTCGCTTGGTTTGACGCTGGTGGAGCCCGCCAAGGTTGGACGTCCCGCGAAAGCGAAGCCCGGGCCGAAGGCCGAGGAGTCGAAGAGCGGCAAGGTTATCGCGATGGACGAGTTTATGAAGCGGTTCGGCTAGAAAAGAGGTGTCCGATGGCGGCTGAGAATCTTGAGGTTTTCGGTGCCATCGACGATGAGAATCATGGCGTGACCCTGCCGCGCATCTTCACGCCGCCGCTCAGGCCGTTGACGAGGGAGACGAGCAATGGTTTCGCGGTGATCGCGTTCGCGGAAATCATGTTGCACGTACATTTGTATCCGTGGCAGCAATGGCTGCTCGTCCATGCGCTCGAACTGCTGGAGGATGGCTCGTATCGCTTCCGCAAGGTCATCGTGCTTGTCGCCCGCCAGAATGGCAAGACCACGCTTATGGGCGTTTTGGCCGCATGGTGGCTTTTCGTCGATTCCAACAAGCATCCCGACCGAGTGCCGCCGGTGAAGTTCCTTGTGGTCGGTGCCGCGCAGACGTTGGACAATGCGAAAGGCCCTTACAATCAGGTCAAGGAATGGTGCAATCCTCAGCCTTCTACCGATGAGGAAGCGGATCTGGTGATCCCGGATCTCGCCGCGATGACGCAGAAATTCGTCAACACGAACGGCGAGGAGGCGATCATCACCCGCTCGAAGGCCAGATATATCGTCCGTGCCGACAAGAACATTCGAGCGAAGAGCGCTGCCCGTGTCGTGTTCGATGAGTTGCGTGAGCAGCATACTGATGATGGCTGGAACGCTGTCAGCCAGACCACGAAGGCGGTTTGGTCGAGTCAATTGTGGGGCATTTCGAACGCTGGCGACTATCGTTCCATCGCGTTGCGCAAGCAGGTGGACAAGGGCCGCAAGCTTGTTGACGAGTGGACGCGCCTGAGCGCCGACGGTAGAAATCCGGCTGACGTGTTCATGTCCGGCGAGCAGGATGGATCGTTCGGCTATTTCGAGTGGTCTGCGCCTGACAAGTGTCCGGTGGATGATGCCGACGCTATTCGCCAGGCGAATCCGTCGCTCGGCTATGGGCCGATGACCATCATGAGCGTCCGGTCGGATATCGATGGCATGACCGAGGCCGCGTTCCGCACCGAGGTCCTGTGCCAGTGGGTCACGGCTGACATCATTCCTTTCCTCAACCCGAAAATGTGGGCCAGCGGCATCGACTCGCGTTCCACGATTCCGGACGATAGTCGTGTCGTCCTATCCGTGGACACGAGCGCGGACCGTAAGACCACGTACATCGCCGCTGCCGGAATTCGCGCGGACGGTTTGCCGCACGTGGAGCTGATAGCTCGTCGTGACGGCATGCTGTGGGTCCCGCATTATCTCGACCTGCTTCGTGAGAGCTGGCCGTCGATTTGTGAGATTGCCGTGCAGTCGAAGGGCTGTCCGGCAGTGGACTTCATCGACCCACTCACTGAAAAAGGGTGGACGGTGCATCTCATCGAAGGCTTCCGTCTGGGCGCGTGCTGTGGCCGTTTCCTCGACCGTGTGCGTGAGGGCAAGTTGCGGCATTTGCCGCAGCCTGCCATCGAACAGCAGATTTCCGTGGCCGTGTCCCGGCGTCTTGGCGAGGTCGAGGTGTGGGACCGCACCAAGTCCGCATTGCAGATTTCCGGCTTGGTGGCCGAATCGCAGGCATTGTACGCGCTTGAGACCATGCAGGTCGAAGTGCTTAAACCGAAATACGAGCCCTCGCAAGGCGTGAGGGTCAGATTCTAGATTTTTCACAAAGAGGGGAGTATTGATGGGATTCCTTGACCGGCTCCTCCACAATAACGTCGCAGTTATCGGAATGAAGATGGCCGAAGCCGACGAGCATCCGACGCCGGCGACCAGCATTCCGCTCGCGAACGGCGACAGTTGGCCGTCCGACATGGACTTCTACGGGTACGCTTCCGGCATCTACTGCCGAGAGTATGCGGTGCGCGTTGTGGTGGACTTCATCACCCGCAACATCGCGTCGTTGCCATTCAAAGTGTATCGAAAGAATGCGGACGGGGATGCCGAGGAAGTCACAGACGGCGCTCTTGCCTCTCTGATGAAGCGGCCTTCTCCTCTTCCTGGAATGACCCGCTACCGTTTCATCAGCATGCTCCTTCGTGACATGCTGCTCGATGACCGGTGGCTCATGCTCCTGGGCGTGAACGGCGGACGTTTCACGCTCCGTCGCATCCCCTCTGACTGCTATCAGCTTTCCGGCAACGCTTTCGGCGAGATTACCGGCGTGAACCTGCTGACGATGGACAGTCAACAGGCCATGCATTTCGATCTGCCCGACCCACGTGTGCATTTGGACGTCGGCTTCATCTCCGGTCTCCAGTTCGGTGACAGCGTGACCAACGTGCTCCGGCCATTATTGGCCGAGGCGAAGGCGATGGCTTCCTACCGGCGCAATATCGCCAAGAACGGCATGCAGGCCGGAGGCTACGTCTACAGGCCGAAGGAGATGCCGTGGCTGTCGCAGGATGATTACGACGATTTCACCAATGGATTGCGTAATTTCATCCAGAATGGCGGGCGTGAGGGTGGCTGGCCTGTCCTGAAGGACGGCATGGAGATGCGCCCGTTGGACAATGTCTTCAAGCCGGTGGATGTGAACGATTTGGAGGCGCGCGACCGGATCAACATCGCGGTGTGCAATGCTTTCCAGATTTCGCCTGAAAACGTCGGCTTCCGTACCGGCACGAATTCCAATATCAGCGCCTACAAGGAGCAGCTGTGGAACGTGGAGCTCATGCCGTACATCGTCGCGCTTGAGGAAGCCTTGAATATCAGCCTTCCAGAGGCTGTGGGCGAGCCGGACTGCTACATCAAGGCGAACGTGGACGCGAAGCTCCGTGGCACCACTTCCGAGCAGTATCAGGCGCTGAGCACTGCGACCGGACGGCCTTTCATGACCACGAATCAGGCTCGTCAGATTCTCGACATGCCTCGCGTGCCTGGCGGCGACCAGCTCATCACGCCATTGAACGTGAGCGAGGGCGGCCAGCCCAGTCCGCAGGACGGCGGACGCACGCAGAACGCGCAGGAGAACAATCCGGTCAACGGCGAGGACGCTAAGGCGATGCTCGCCGAATTCAAACGGCTTTACCGGTATGACGCGCAATTCCACGCCGAGTGGGACGCGCTCACCAAGGAGGAAACATCATGAGGCTTGATTTCAAGGGCTTCGAACTGAAATCCCTTGATGACAGTCAAGGCGAGGGCGTGTTCAGCGGATACGCCAGCACTTGGGATAAGGACCTGTACGATGACGTGATCGTCAAGGGCGCTTTCGCCGACACTTTGCAGAACGATTTCCAAGGTTCCGGCGCGGGCATCCCGATCCACTGGCAGCACAAGGACGACAAGCCCACCGACATCATCGGCGAGACGCTGAGCGCGGTGGAGGACGAGCATGGCCTGCTCGTCACCGCACGCCTCGACCTTGACCTGCCGGAAGGCAAGCGCGCATACGACCTGCTGAAACGCGGGCTCATCCATCAGATGAGCATCGGCTTCATCGCCGAGGAGACCGCTTTCGTGCAGGACGGCAAGAGCGCGTGGGATGGCTACCGTGAGATTCGCCAGGTGAAGCTGTTCGAGATTTCGCTTGTGCAGGTGGCCGCGAATCAGGGTGCCGAGGTGCTTGAGGTTAAGAGCGGACGCGCGGTCAGCGCTTCGAACGAAAGCAAGCTCCGCGCAGTGCTCGACAGTCTGCATGAGGTCTTGGACGGCATCGATTCCGCCGACAAGAAGCCGGACGACGATACGGATGATTCAGATTCCACGGACAAGCCCGACGATTCCACCGATGACACGGATGATTCAAGGAAGAAAAACCAGAAGAGCTTTGACCCGCAGTGGGCTGAGGAATACAAGACCATCAGCGACTTCTTCTCGCTGGAACATTAACCGAAAGGAGCGCCATGAATCTCATGGATAATCTCGCCGCCGAGAAGAAGGCGGCACAGGCCATCCTCGCCAAGGGAATGGACAACATCACCGAAAAGGAGCAGGAGGAACTCAAGCAGCATTACGCCGAGGCGAAGAAGCTGCAGGAGCGCATCGACCTGTTCAAGGAAGCCGGCGAAGGACTCGACCAGCTTGCCGGCACGTCCAAGACCGAACGCAAGACCGTCGAGGCGAAGACCCTCGGCGACTTCTACGTCAAGTCCCTGCAGGAGAAGGGCTTGAGCGTGCTCGCCACCAAGGGAGGATTGTTCTCCACTCCGGAATTCAAGGCGTCTTCCAGCACTCATGCCACAGGCGGAGCGGCCGGAGCCTACGCTCCATTCCTCACCGAAACCGACCAGAACGGCGTATGGCCATACGAACGTCCGCTCGTCATCGCCGACCTTTTCGCGTCCGGCACCATGAGCGGCACCACCATCAAATACCCGGTCTACGGCTCCCTCGAAGGCAACGCCACCACCGTCGCCGAGGGCGGCCAGAAGCCGCAGCTCCATCTTCCGGACCCGACTTGGGTGTCCGACAGTCTCCACGAGGTCGCCGCATGGTGGAAGATCACCGACGACATGGCCGAAGACCTGCCTTTCGTCGTATCCGAAATCAACCAGCATGCCCAGTACAATCTGAAGCTGCAGGAGGAGATTCAGCTCCTGTCCGGCGATGGCACCGACCCGAATCTCAATGGCATTCTGAACCGCGAAATCCAGTCCAAGGGTCAGGCCGCGGACTCCGATCCGGACCGTATTTTTGCGGCTACCACGGATATCGCCACCGCGACAGGCTTCTCCGCCGATGCGGTGGTCATCAATCCTGCGGACTATCAGGCCATCCGCCTGTCCAAGGATGCGAACGGCCAGTATTTCGGCGGTGGGTTCTTCGCTGGACAGTACGGTAATGGCGGCATCATGCAGAATCCGCCGCTGTGGGGGCTGCGCACCGTCGTGACCGAGGCGATGACCAAGGGTACGGTGCTCGTCGGCGCGTTCAAGGCTGGCGGCACCATCTACCGTAAGGGTGGTCTAGTCGTCGAATCCACCAATAGCCATGAGGACGATTTCACCAACGACAAGATCACGTTCCGAGTTAAGGAGCGTCTCGCCCTGCAGGTGAAGTATCCGAAGGCTTTCGTCAAGGTGACGCTCGGCAAGGCCGCAGCCAAGGCCGCGGCCAAGGCCGAGTGAGTCTGGGGGTCGGCATGATTGACGTGAATGTGGTTCCTGACATGATTGCCGACCCTTCGGCTTTCGAGGATGACGCCGCCTTCCGGCTCAACGCAGCGCAGGCGGCCATCCGCCGCGAATGCGGTTGGCATGTCATGCCGAACATGGCATTGTCCGGCGTCATCAACTCGCGTGGCGGCACGGTGATCCGACTGCCAGCCCGTCATGTGACGAGCATCGAATCCCTGACCGACCGCGACGGCAACAAGCTGGCCTACGCCTACGACCCGGAGACCGGTCTTGTGGAGTCGCTCTCCGGCGGCTTCCCGGTCGGCGTCGCGGCCATCCATTATTCGATCCATGCCGGATACGATGACGCGCCGGACGTGCAGCAGGTGCTCATCAGCGCCGCGAAGCGAGCCGGCATGAGCCCGGTCGGGCTCGTCACCTCGCAGTCCACCAACGGCTCCAGCGCGAGTTTCGACGTGGTGTCGCTCATGCAGGCTGAGAAGGACAAGCTCAAACCCTACCGGCTTGGAGGATTGCCATGAGCCTGCTTGACGACATGAATGCAGGTGGCGGATGGCGTATGCCGGGTGCCACCAAGTGGCGTCGACTGCGCGCGAGGAAAGTCGATGACCCGTATTCCGGCGAGCAGGCCGGCGAGGACTGGTCCAATCCGAAAACCTTGGATTTCACCGGCGCTCTCGCCAGCTCCAGCGGCACGCGCACGCCCGACGGCCTGCGCGAGCAGACCACGAGCACGGCCTACCTCACGTCTCCTGATCCGTCATTGGACATCATGCCTGGTGACAGGATTCGAGCGTTGCCGGATGACGGGCGATGTTGGGAGGTCAGCGGCTATCCAAGTCGTGACGCGAATGCTTTTGTGTCATGGCAGCCGACGATCGAGATTCCACTGTCCGAATATCGGGGGTGATGGCTTTTGGGAGTGATGGTCAAATTCAACGACCGCTATTTTGACGAATTGATGAATTCGGCTGGCGTCAAGGCCATGACCCGTCGTGCCGCGGAAAAGACGCTCGAATATGCGAAAGCGCATGCTCCGGTGGACACGGGCGCGTATCGCGATGGCCTCCAAATCGAGGAGGTCAAGCACGAGCATCGAACTACATGCATGGTGGTCGGCACCGACCCGAAGACCCTGCTCGTGGAATCGAAGACGGGCAATCTCCGCAAGGCGTTGAAGGCAGGCAAAACATGACAGCAGTCTTGCCGCCAGACATTGAATTGTGGATCTGCTCTTTTCTGCGAGCCAGGCTTAAGCCGTCTTTCCCGACGGTCATCGTTTCGAATCGTGAGCCGGACGATTACGACGGCTCACGGCCGCTCGTCGTGGTGCGTGACGATGGCGGTTCGCAGTCGAATCGCGTGCTCTTCGACCGGAGCGTCGGCGTGACCGTGCGCTACGGGGCTCGTGCCGCTCCGAAATCCTGTCGTGACTTGGCGGCGCGGATCTACGGTTTGCTCACCGACCCGGCGATTTGCTCGCTTGATGGTTCTCCGATCGCGGCAATCGAAGAGGACGGGTGCAATGGTCCGTATTTCGTGGCCGAGGACGCGAATATCGCCAGATGCTATCTGGCTCTCGAATTCTCCACTATTGGGGAATTCCAATAATTCAATGATTTTTAAGGCGTTGAAACCAAGTGTTTCAGCGCCTTTTTGTTTGAAAGGACAAAAAATGGCAGCTGATTCATCAGGCAATGACCTTAGCGCCGCGAAGATCGTGGTCACAAGCGCATACCGTTTCGCACCCTATGACGCGACTCAGAAGCTGACCGCCGATCTCATCGCGCCGACCGTGGCCGACATGAAGACCGGATTGGACAAGATTTTCAGCAAAGGCGGTTTCGTCGGCCTTATCACCGAGGATGGCGCACCGCAGGACAGTCGTGATGCCGATGATGCGATCAAATTCCATCAGCCCGGCTACAGCATCAATGGCAAGGCTTCGCTGACCGAACAGTTCACCGTGGCCGAGGATAACAGCATCACGCGCCAGATGACCATCGGAACGCCGGACACCAATGGCGTCTATCACGTGACCGATGTGATTCAGGATGGCAAGTGGTTCTGCTACAAGGAGACCGTTTACAAGAACGGCACGCACCGCCGCCGTCTGGGTGTCGTGAATCTGACCGGCAACGAGCAGGGGCAGGAGACTGCCGGCAAGAACACCGGCGACGCTTGGACCATCGAATGGATTCAGGATGACGCCTGCGATTCCGGCAACAGCAAGTATTTGGAGTCCTTCGTGACTCCGACTGTTTCATCCGGTCCTCATACCGGCGGTCATCAGGCTGATGATTCCGAGTCTCAGCCGGTCATCGACTGACATTGATTCTTCCTAGCATGTGTTTCTTTCTTCCTTTCTTCGCATGCGCTGGGATTCTTCCTCTTCATCCATGAACGTAAAGGAATTTTTCATAGTCGTTTGAAAGAAGGAAGAAATGACCAAGAACGCGATGCCCTCCGCCGCCGACTTCGACGCATGGACTCAGGAGGATGAGGACAAGGCGCTTGAGGTCGTCGCCGCGCAGATGGACGTGAAGCATCTCATCAAGGACGGCTCCGTATGGTTTTTGGCACCGCATGGCCACATTTACAAGCTGCCTTTGGCGCTGTCGATTGATGATTTCGTGAAGCTGTCCGACATTAAGTCGGATGTCGAGCAGATTCAGACATTGAAGGACATGCTGACTGCTTTCGCCGGCGAGGAGGCGGCCAAGGAGCTGGCGAAGGAGCCGGTCATGGTGCCGATGAACATCCTCAGCGCTTATGGCGAAATCATTGCCAAGGTGCAGGGAGCTGATTTGGGAAAATCGTCGGCTTCTGCCAGCTCCTCCGAGGAGAAGACGGCGACCGAATAAGGGCTGATTTCGCGGCGCGTGGATGGAGTCTGCAGGCCGACTTGGGCGGCAGACTCCGCTATGCGGACGCAATCGCCTTGTGGGAGAGCCTTTCGGCGGATCCATCGACGTATTGCGGCATGACTGCCGTGCACATGGTGCTGCCGATGGATGCGACAGCTATCATCACCGCGATTCAGGCCGGTGGCACGTCGATTCTTGGCGACCTCGCGCCCGAAAAGGCTGGTGGAAAGCACGTCGAAGTGACCGATGAGGAGCGTCGTGCAGCTTTGGAGTCGATGAGCAGCATCTTCGGCTTCAAAAAGACAAGCGAATAAGTGAATAGAGGAGGCTGTCATGGCTGGCGGCAGTGAGCTGGGTTCTGCGCATGTGAGCATTTTCCCGCAGATGAAGGGCTTCCGCCAGAAAGTGGCGAAAGAAGCCGGCAAGGCAGTCTCCGACCTGAAAAACGCCTTTTCCAAAGGGTTTAACGGGGCGCAGCAGGGCAAGCAGGCCGGCAGCGCCTTCAAGAACGGGTTCAACAGCGGTGCCGCCGAGTTGAATTCCGATGCTTTGAAATCCTTTAAGAAGGATGTGGCGCAGGCGAGCCAGAAGAACACGGACGCGCTGCTGAAATTCAAGGCCGCTTCCGTGCAGGTGCAGGCAGCTCAGGAGAAGCTGAACGCGGCCACGCAAAAATATGGCGCGGACAGCACGCAGGCTCAGGCTGCGGCCATCAAATTGGAGCAGGCGCAGATCCGGCAGAAGGCGGCGTCCGACAACCTCAAGGCGGCGTCCGACAACCTCAAAACGGCGCAGGGACGGCTCAAGGACCTCGAAACGCAATTGGCGTCCGAAGCGGACAAGTCCCGGAACGTTTTCTCCCGCATGGCGTCGGGATTCGTCTCGGTAGGACGGCAGGTCGCAGGCACGATTCCCGGAGTGAATTCCGCGATGCGGAAGATCAGCGCGACGGCCGGAGAGGTCACGTCCAACATCAAAAGCAAATTCTCGGCTGCGTGGAATGCGCTGCCGGAGGGTGCGCGTAATGCGGCCGCGAAGGCTGGCAATGCGTTGCATTCTGGGGTGGGCAAGGCGTCCGGCTTCGCGTCCAAGGCCGTGTCCGGCATCGGCAACGCGGCGAAGGGCATGGCTACCGTCGTGTCCGGAGCCGCTACCGCCGCCGCCGGATATTTGGTGAATTTCGGCAAGCAGTCCGTCGCTGCGGCGCTCAAGGCCGGAGAGGTGACCGCGAAATTCCAGCAGGTCGCCAAGAACAACAATTGGACGGACGAGGAGCAGAAGTCGCTGCTCAGCCTGAATAAGACGCTTGGCCAGACCGGCGTCATATCCGGCGGCACGTTGAAGGCCGCTCAGGCACAGCTCGGCACTTTCGCGCTGACGGCGGATCAGGTCAAGACGCTGACGCCCGCTTTGGCGGACATGATCGCCAACAACAAGGGCTATAACGCGACCGCGCAGGATGGCGTGCAGATAGCCAACCTGCTCGGCAAAGTCATGACCGGCAGCGCCACGGCACTGTCGAAATACGGCGTGACCATGACCGACGCGCAGAAAAAAGTCCTGCAGGAGGGCAGCGCGTCCGAAAAGGCAGCCATGGCCGCGCAGGTCTTGGAAGCCAACTTCGGTGGCATCAACAAGGCCTTGGCGCAGACCCCGCAGGGCAAGATGACCATTCTCCAGCATGAGATCGCCGGGTTGAAGACTTCGGTCGGCAATGATCTCATCGCGGCTTTCGGCGGTGTCGGTGGTGCGGTCATCAAGATGGTGCAGGCCGTCGAACCGCTCATCACCGCGCTGTTTGACAAGATTGCTCAGCTGGCGCAGAAGATCGGACCGCCGCTGGAGAAGGTGTTCGGAGCGATCGCCGACAAGATTGGAAAAATCGATTTCAATGGCTTCGCGGGCCAATTGTCCGGACTGTCCGGCCCTATCGCCGTCGTGACCGGCTTGCTTGGCGCGGCTGGGCTCGGCGGCGTTTTGAGCGGGTTGAAGGGCGTGCCGGTGATTGGCGGCCTTTTGTCGAAGTTCGGTGGAGTGCTGAGTGGTCTTGGTGGGCCTATCACCTTGTTGATTGGCGCTCTGGTCGGATTGATTGCCACGAGCCCGCAATTGCGTGCGCAGTTCGGCGACGTGCTGAAAAACGTTTTAGCCAGCCTGCAGCAGGCATTCCAGATGCTGCAGCCGTCGATTCAGGCGCTCATGACGGCCTTGGGCCAATTGGCCGCCGCCGTGATGCCGGTGATCACGAATGTGATCGGTCAGATAATCCCGCTGCTGACGCCGATAATCACCACCTTGGTGGGCGTTTTGGTGCCGGTGATCCAAGGCGTTCTGACCGTGGTGACCTCCGTGATCACGGCGATCACTCCGGTCATCCAAGGCATCCAGCCTATCGTCATTACCGTGATCAATGAGGTCATGGCCGTGATTCAGGCGCTCATGCCGGTGATTCAGGTGTTGGTTCCGCTCGTGTCTGGCATCATTTCCGCGATCGTCGGTTTCATCGGCACGACGCTTCTGCCGACCGTGCAGGCCATGCTGCCGTTCATCCAGGGCGTCATCAGTGGAATCGCTTCGGTTGTCAGCGGCATTGTGAATGTGATCCAGGGTGTCATCAATCTGGTGACCGGTCTGATTCACGGCAATTGGCAGCAGGCGTGGAACGGTTTCAGCCAGATCGTGCATGGTGTCGTGCAGGGTGTGCTTGGCTTCCTTGGTGGCATCGGCAGTGCCATCATGGGCGTGTTTGCCGGTGCTGGCGCGTGGCTGTGGAATGCCGGCGCGAGCATTATCAATGGTCTGCTCAATGGTTTGAAGGCGGCTTTCGGCAGAGTGAAGAGCTTTGTGAGCGGCATCGGTGACTGGATTGTCAAGCATAAGGGTCCGCTCAGCTACGACAGGGTGATGCTTAAGCCTGCTGGCTTGGCGATCATGCAGGGCTTTGACAAGTCATTGCGGCAGGGCTGGAAGGATGTGCAGCGCACCGTGAATGGCATGAATGCGCAGATTAATGGCGGTTTTGACGTGGATGCGTCGAAGACCGGCAGGGCGAATGTCAGTAATGGCGGTGGTGGTAACACCTTCGTCACGCAGACGTTTAACTATCCGGCGATTGCTCCGACGAGCATCAGCACGCAGCAAAGATTGCAGACGGCGGCAATGCCGCAATGGTGACACACGAGCGAAAAGGGTGGTGCAATGATTCTCACGGATTATCTCATCAATGGTCAGCAGCTGACCGGTGAGCATTCGAGTCTGATCGTCGGCACCACCCATTTCACGAGCATCAGCCCGCGCATCAATTCCGTGACCGTGAACGGCCGGAACGGCGTCATGCTTCCGGCTGGGCCGGTGGCTTTCGACGCGCCGGAAATCACGTTGAAATTCATTACGGATGGCAGTGGTGCGGATGCTCTGATGCATCGGTTCTACCGTCTCTGCCGCCTCGCGTCCGAGTTGACTCGTGTGGAGCGTGACACGGTCTCCGGCTTGACGCGCCGCATGACCGCTAGCGCGGTATGCACGTCATGTCAGCCGGACGGTGACGAGATTCCGTGGGATGACCACAGGGCAGCGACCGCCGTATTCCAGCTGCCGGACGTGTATTGGCGTGGCGTGCAGTGGCAGGAAAAGACGTTGGCCGCGTCGGGCGGCAGGCTGCTGCCGGGCGGGGTTCCGAATCCGAGCGGCAAGGGGTATTGGACACGCTGGACTGGGTTGCCGAATGCTTCGCCGTCCATGCTTTTCGACACGCTTCCCGATGGTTGGCTGTCGGACGCGCCGATCAGCACGCTGGTATTGCGCTTCGGTGCCGCCACTGGTGTGACCATTTCGGATCCGGTGAGTGGCACGAATCTCATGTGGGGCGGCAAACGCGACGCCTCACGACCTTACCTCTTCGTCGATGTGGCCAGTCGCAGGGCGTGGACGGCGGCCAATGCCGACGCATGGTCCGGTGGTACGGATGCGTCGAATGGCGTTGACTGGACCACCGAGCCACTGCAGGTGTGGCCCGCGATCGATTCCGGCGACTATCGGCTTGATATCAGACAGACCGGCGGCACGGACAAGGTGACCTGCCGGTTTTTGCAATCTTGGGAGTGATTTATGGCAAAGTCCCTTCATGCTCGTCTCGTTGCCTACAGGCCTTTCGGCGCGCGTATCGGCGTCCTTGCTGAGCCGGTGAGCTTCAGCGCGTCCATGCTTCACGATGATGATGGTGCGATCAGCATCGAATATTCGATGTTGTCCGGTGACGCGCAGGCATTCGACCGAGAGCTTACCGACGGCCTCGAAGTGGCCGTGGAGGTGTCGGATGGCACCGGCTATCGCGAGCCTGACAACGCTCGCTATGTCATCACTGGGCGCAGCGGCAAGACGGACGACCGTACCAAGACCGTCACCTATTCCGGCCAGTCGATCAGCTGGCTCCTGAGCAAGGCGGAGAACAATGATTCCAGCCATCTGCTCGCGGACGGCGACAACAAGGGCAAGCGCCCATTTTATTCGGCTAATCCGGGCACGATTCTCAAGACGCTCCTTGACGAGAATAAGGGGCGTGGCGGCGTGGCCACCGGCCTGACGCTCGGCTTCGATACCGCGAAGGACGCGGGCGGCGCGGCATGGGCGAGGAAATACACTTTGTATTATTCGCTCGGCACCGACCTACAGACGATATTGGGTTCGCTGGTCAATGGCGGCGGCTGCGATTGGCGCACGAGCGGCCGCACCATAAAACTGTGGAACGCGGACAGCACGGCGTTGAGCCGTGACCTGAGCAAGAACGTTATCCTGCAATTGGCACGTGACATTGGCGAGGCGCCATACGAGGAATCCATCGCGGATCTGGCGTCCACCATCCTTGTCGAGGGTGACAATAATCTGCTTTTCCGCATGGACAATCCGAGTGCTCCTACTCCGTGGGGCAAGTGGGAGAGCTATTCCAGCCAGGGTGGCGTGTCCGATAAGGACACGGCGCAGGCATTCATGGCATCGACGCTGGCCGACGCCGCTAGAGTGCGTGGCCAGTACACGCGCGACCTGGTGACTTCCGGTGTGGACAGTCTGCCGCTCATCGACTTCCATACGGGTGACTGGATTACCGCCCCCACCGTCTCACATGGGGAGAAGGTGCGCGTGCAGGAAATCGACCTGAGCATGCGCCAGAACGAGGGACTATCCGCCAGCATTGCACTGAACGACATCAAATACGATGCCTCGGTCAAGCAGGCAAGGAAGATAAAGGGCATCACCGGCGGCGCCGCGTTGGCCGGCAGCGAGGGCGGCACGACCGCCTCGTCCGACCGTGACCACCGCGTCCCGAAAGCCCCTCTCGGATTGATCGTGCAGACGGACGCGTATATAGGCTCGGATGGCTATGCGCATGGTCTGGCCACGGCTTCGTGGTCCGCCGTGACCGAAGCCACGAATAACACCGCCATCGAAATCAGCAATTACGCCGTCGAGTGGCGCAAGCACGTGGATGGCGCGCCCTGGCATTCCGCCGGCACCACCGATAAGACTCAGCTTGGCTTCGGCGGCTTGGATTGCGGCACGCAAATCGAGGTCAGGGTCAGGGCTGTGCCGACGTATTCGGACAAGCTCGGCGAATGGTCGGCCATTGTGGTGGCAACTGTGGAGTCGGATACGACGCCATGCTCCGTACCGTCGGAGCCGGTATTGTCCTCGGAGCTTGGCGTGGTGACCATCCACTGGGACGGCAGGACAAGCACCGGCGCGTCGATGGAATCGGACTTCGACCATGTTGAGGTGGGCGAGGGCGCTAACGCGGCTGGAATGACGGTCGTGTCCGCCACCCAGTCTGGTCAGGGCGATTACGTCATCACCGGTCTGACGGCTGGCTCACAGCACTCTTATGCGCTCCGTTCCGTCGATCATGCGGGCAACCGGTCCGACTGGTCGGCCATCGCCTCGGTGACGGTCGCGTCGGCGGTCTCGCCGGAAGAGGTCAAACAAATCCAGAAGGATTTGGCTGACAACAAGACGGCTTTGAAGGACAATACGGCCAAGCTCGATCAGGCGCGGAAGGACATCGCCGCGAATCAGACTGCGCAGGCGGCCACGGCGAAGGAACTCGAATCCGCGAAGTCTGACATCAAGGCGAACCAGTCGGCCATCAACTCTGCTAACGCGACGTTGAGGGACAATACTGCGAAGCTGACGCAGGCGCAGAAGGACATCCAAGCCAACAAGTCGAATCTCGACACGGCGAATCAGACGCTCTCGCAGGCCAAGGCCGATCTGTCGCAGGCCCGGAAGGACATCGCGCAGACCAAAAGCGACCTGACCACGGCGAACGGCGAGATCAGCAAGGCCAAGGAGTCGGCTGCGCAGGCGTATGCCGAAGCCCACTCGAAGAACCATACCTTCCGTGGGCCTGACATGCCGGACGCCTCCAAAGGGCTGATCGTCGGCGACCTGTGGCTCAAGACACAGAAATATTGGACGAGGTGGAAAGGCGAGAAGAACAATTCGCCGTCCATGCTTGCCGACTTCTACACATACTGGCAGGGCGCGCCGAACAACAGTCCGAGCGTCTTGGTGCCATTGTCCGACCGAGTGATCGATACGCTGGTGTGGGATGGCTCCGCGTGGAACCACATGGGCTATGCCGACGTGGAGAACAATGCGAAGCAGATCGAGCAGGCTAAGTCGGATATCGCGGACAATGCGGCGAAGACCACTGACGCCAAGAAGGCCGCTGAGAATGCGGCTGCCGCAGCGAAAAACGCGCAGGGCACGGCAGACAGTGCGAAGAGCGCCGCAGGCACGGCCCAGTCAACGGCGGATGCCGCCCAGACTGCCGCCAAGAGCGCGACCGCGACAGCCGGTCAGGCCAAGGATGCCGCCAATGCCGCGCAGACCGCCGCCGAAAGCGCGAAAAAGACCGCCGGCAATGCCGAGACTTTGGCGAACACGGCCAATGCCTCGGCCAATGCGGCCAAGTCCGACGCGGCTTCCGCCAAGACGGACGCTTCGAATGCGAAGGCCACCGCCTCGAACGCTTCGAGCGTTGCCACGCAGGCCAAGGCCACCGCCGACAGCGCGGCCCAGTCCGCCACCGACGCGGCCACCGCCGCAAGGAAGGCGAATACGGCTGCTGCTGCCGCCGCTGGCGTGGCGAACGGCAAGGCCGACGTGCTGATCCAGTCCACTGCGCCGGCCACGTCGATGCGCAAGCCGACTACCTTGTGGATCGACACCACCGGTGGCGCGAACACGCCGAAACGGTGGAACGGCAGCACATGGATGGCCGTGACGGACAAGGCGGCCACCGATGCGGCCAACGCAGCAGTCAAGGCACATGCTGCCGCGCAGACGGCGCAATCCACCGCTGACAAGGCTCAGACCACAGCCGCGAACGCGGCCGCGCAGGCGAATCAGGCGCAGGCCGCCGCCAAAAAGGCTCAGACCACGGCGGACGGCAAGAACCTGATTTACCGTGGCCCCGACGAACCGTCACACGACGGGCTCAAACCCGGCGACATGTGGTGGCGCACACAGAAGTATTGGACTCGCTGGAAGGGCACGCCAAATAACAGCCCTTCCATGCTTGCCGACTTTTACACGTACTGGCTCGGCGCTCCGAACGCTTCTCCAAGCGTGCTGGTGCCCCTCGCAGATCGCGTCGTCGAAGTCCTGACGTGGGATGGCACGCGCTTCGAGCCTTTTGACCTCGTGGCCAATAACATTCTGGCTGCCGGCACGGTCGGAGCGAAGACCATCGCCGCGAACGCGGTCACCGCCGAAAAATTGAGTGCGAACGCCGTGACAGCGGACAAGCTGGCCGCCAATTCGGTGACCACTGAAAAGCTGGTTGCCGACGCGGTGACCGCCGCGAAACTCGCAGCTGATTCGGTGCGGGCGCGGAATATCGTCGCATTGGCCATCACCGCTGACAAGCTCGCGGCCAATTCGGTGACCACGAGCAAGCTCAAGGTCACGGAGGATATGACCGTGGCCCTGCTCAACGCGCACAAGATACAGGCCGGAGACATATCAGCCAATGCCGTGACGACGGACAAGCTGGCCGCCAATGCGGTTAACGCCGACAAGCTGGCCGCGAACGCGGTGACGGCGGGCAAGGTGCAGGCCGGTGCCATCGGCACCGACAAGCTGGCTGCGAACAGCGTGACGACTGCGAAGCTCCGCGTCACGGAGGATATGACGGTCGCGTTGCTCAACGCGCATCGGATTCAGGCTGGGGATATCGTGGCTGGCGCTGTCACGACCGACAAGCTCGCAGCGAATGCCGTGAATGCGGACAAGCTCGCCGCGAACTCGGTTAACGCCGACAAGATAGTGTCCGGCGCGATCACCACGGACAAGCTCGCCGCAAACGCGGTGACTGCTGTCAAGATCGCGGCTGGCACGATCACGTCGGATAAGGTGGCGGCAGGCCAATTCCATGGTTATGTGTTCACCGGCGCGATATTCCAAAGCTCCGAAGCGGCGAACACCGGCATGAAGCTCAATGCGACGGCCCTGCAAATGTGGGATTCCAACCATAATCGAACCGTCTATCTGGACGGCGAGGGCAAGAGCAATGTGCTGACCGGCACGTTCCAAACCCGTGTAAGCGGGCATCGCGTGCGCATCAGCCCCGACTACCAGTCATACACAATCGGCGGCACTGAGACGTTCGTTGGTGACGGATTGGAATTCCCCGCATACAACGGTTCCACCGCCTACTACAGTCATCCAGCCATCGCATCGGCCATCCAGTCGAATCAGGTCGGCTCGATGGGCGAACTGGACTTGTGGAGCGGACACGTGAGCAAGAACGATCCCGCCGCGTTCATGTCTCTCAGATCGAAGCCGCGCAAGAAAGGCGGTACCGGCAGCGGCGGCGTCACATCCAGAGTGCATGCCGTGGCGAACACGGATTACGACGAGCCGGACGAGAGCAAGAAAAGCAGCGCTTACCTCACTCTGTCCGGCGATAGCGCGAACGGTTCGGAGTGCTGGCTCGGAGCGCAAGACGCGAACGGCGAGGTCGGAGTCGGCGCGAACATCGGCACCGGATACCTGCATCTTGGCGGCTTTCTCGGCGGCATCACGAACCGTCAGACCTTCCAGGCCAGTGCCGCATGGAAGGCGTGGTGGCCGAATCCCGGCCAGAGCATCGCAACCGGCGCATCAGTGCAAATCAACTGCACGCTCAGTCCGACGAAATACGGACGCTATTTCGTCGTCGCGAACGCGGATTCCGAATGGGCGGGCATCATCGCGCATCCGTGCAATACGGGCGGTCAGAGCGGCTTCCAAATGAAGCTTTACAACGCCCACCAGCCTTGCCCGGTCGACGTGTACGCCGAATACCTCGCCTATCTGGTCAAATGAGATTGGAGGAAATCTTGTCATCGACTTTCGAACGGGATGGGAACGGATTGTGCATCATCCGCTGCGATCCGCCGGTGAACGGGTCGGACAGTTTCGTGTTCACGCCGGAGGTGCTCGCCTCGTGGAAAGTGTTGCTCGGGTTGGCTTCGACGCGTGAGGCGATCGCGGCGATCATGCAGGGCAGGGAGGACACGAGCCGATATGACCCGAAGACCGGCAGGGGCGTGTGGACCGGGGCGTTCGAAGCGTTGGAATCGGCTTTGGCGGATTCCGCCACCGGGGTGAGCATGCTCGCCGCCGATGGGGAAGTGTTGGACGATCCGCTGACCGCCGCACGCAACAAGACCCGTGAGGGCATGAGCCTGCCTGTCATGTCTAACGAGGTGGATGCTCGGCTTGCGGCCGCGAGGTCGGTCGATGGTGTCGGCATGTCGGAGCCATCGAGCGGCATCGACGCGGCCTGCACGCGGAATATCGACGGATTGGACGCCTTCCTTGAGGATGAATCCAGCCAGGCGATGCTGGACGAATTCGAGGAGCGATTCTACGAATCGCTCATGCCAAGACAAAGCCAACAGAATTAAGGAGATTGATTATGGCCGATGTGACCACTGAGACCACTACCGATACCTCGCCTACCGTGACGCCCGCCGAGCCGTCTGGCGTGCTTGATTTGCGTCCGCCGAAGGAGTCGGTGCGCGCGGAATTGTGCCGATTGGGATTGGAGTTTTCCAGCGCTGACGGCACCACCGAATCGTGGCGCGACTACCAGCGCGGCGTGCTCGCGACGTTCGACGATTCCGGCACGTCCGTCACGTTGACGGACGTGAAGACGAATCTTGGACGCACTTTGACGCTCGACGGGCTTAAGGCCGTTACGCGCATCGACACGATGACCGCAGCCGACTAACCCGTATTTCCCAGTTTTTTCAACCCCTGCAATCCAATCAGATTACGGGGGTTCCGCATTAAAAGGAGCCTTATTTTGACTCAGATCCCAGCCGACGCGAATCAGGTCATCGACCAGCTCTCGCAACAGATCGGCGCACTCAACAAACAGATCGCGATCCTGAATAGCCAGCTTGCGGCGGCCATGAAACTGATCCCGCAGGATGTGCTCGACAGTCTCGATAAGGAGAATCATGCAGCAGAGGATTAACTTGTTCCCGGACCCGAACATGGCTAACACCATTTTCCAGTGCGTGTCAATTCGATGCACTGTGGATTTTCCGACCGTCAGCGGCTCCCGGTGGCTGCGTGCCGCGACCAGTGGCAGTGGTGACATATACGCGCAATACCAGCTTACGGGAGCCAATCTTCCAACGGCCGGCGTGTATCACATTCACGCAATCTGCTATGCGCAAGGCTCCGGCGCATTGTTCCGCGTCTATGCGAACGTCGGCAACGGATTCACCATCCTGAACGAGACTGGTATCGCAGACAATCAGACGAAGATGATTGACGCGGACATCACGATTCCGGCCAACACGACGCAATTGCTCATACGTGTCGTGCCACCGTCCACGGTCGGCAAATTCATATTGATTCGCAACATCCTCCTCGAATCCAAGTCCACTTACGACACCGCCGTGGGGGGGGGTATCCTCGCTTCTTCACCGGCGACACCATGCCACTCGGTTAACGCCGCGCACCGGGCGGGTGATGTCCGATGATGGTCACGAACATATGCACGAGACCATCCTCGACCATCACCCTGGAAGCCGACAAGTGGGTGAATATCACGACCGCTCGGAGCGTGAAAGGGACGAGATATTGGATCAGTGCCGAGGTGAACGTCACAGGCGGCACTATCTCGATTTTCGGAACACAGGGCGAAATCAGCGCAAGACAACGTGTCAGCTACGCGACGACCCTCGACAATACCTTTCCGGTATCAATGTTTTATCACGTCCAGTCAGGCAATCCGACCGTCACCGTGACAAATATTCTCATCTGTACGTGGGACGAATATCAGGCGAACAAGACCCTGCTCGACGGCATCCAATATTTCACCGGGGACACGATGCCGCTCGCCTGACCCTCATGGGGGTGGTGGCATGAGCGTCATCACGAACTATGCGGCCAGCCCATTGACGGTTTGCACTGTCAATGGCGCATCCCGCGTGGAGTTCAAAGGCTGGAACATCGCCCGTGACGCGCCCACCGATCATGTCGTTAGCGCTTACTGCCGACTTGTGTCTGGCACAGGCACGATCAGATTCGGATGGAACGACCACACGCTTGACAAGTCGGGCATGCTGACTGTCTTTCCGTCGAGCAACGCTTTTCCAAACGTGTTTGTCATCACCACCGGCGACGCCGTGTGGAAAATCGGCGGGATGATCGTCACCTCGCAAGAGGAATACAGCCTGCTGATGGATAAATGCGGGCTTGATTATTTCGACGGCGGCCTCATGCCACGGCAAAACTGATTTTTTAAGGAGATGTAATGTGCTGCAAAATTTTCTAGCCGGTTTTGGGGGTGTGGGTGGCGCGTGCGCCCTCATCACACTGTTGCTCAAAATCTGGCCGGGCGCTTTGGACGCGTTGGCGACCGGACTGTATTCTCACGTGCAACCGGAACGCTTGCCATACGACAGTCCGCTCTCGCAGCATTTCGCCAAGACCCGGACCTTGGGAGAGCGGACGGCGAAGATCGACGACCGTATGGACGAGTTGTGCCGGGACACGATCAAAAACACGATCATCAGCCTGATCTACGGCGACCAGTCGCACGACCATTCAGAGGCCGTCCGATACGAATTGACGAAGCTTGAGAAATTGGACGCGCGATGCTGGATCGTCAACGCCGCCGAAAAATACTTGGAGGACCGACAGTGAGCGGCCCAGTCGCGTTGGGCGCGTATCTCATACTCCTCGCGCTCATCATCATCTTCAGCAACAATGCACACAGGAAGGATTAGATTAGCCATGAGTTTGAATGGCATCGACATCAGCAACTGGCAGCAGGGCATCGACCTGTCCAAAGTGCCTTGCGATTTCGTGATCGCTAAGGCCACACAGGGCACGGGATACGTGTCCCCCGACTGCGCTCGACAAATCGAACAGGCACGCCAAACCGGAAAACGTTTCGGCGTATATCATTACGTCTCAGGCGGCAACGCCGTCGCCGAAGCCAATTACTTCGTCGACAATTGCGCCAACTGGGTAGGCAAAGGCCTGTTCTGCATCGATTGGGAATCCAACGAGAATTCCGCTTGGGGCAACGAGGGCTATCTCGAACAGGTCATCGCTCAGGTGAAAGCCCGTACCGGAATCCCTCCGATCATTTACGTGCAGGCATCTCGCTATGCTCAGGTCGCAGCTGTTGCCAATCGTCAGAACTGCGGCTTGTGGATCGCCCAATATGCGGACATGAACGCTACCGGTTATCAGGATGCCCCGTGGAACGAAGGCGCTTATGATTGCGTCATTCGCCAGTATTCTTCTTCCGGCCGTCTTCCTGGCTATGGCGGAAATCTGGATCTCAATAAGTTCTACGGTGACGGATCCGTTTACGACAAGTATGTGACCGGGGATGGAAGCGGTTCGACGGCTGCTCCTTCGCAGCCTTCTGATCCGCTTGCGGGACGTTCCGATGACGATCTCGCCAATGCCGTGATTCGCGGTGAATTCGGCGATGGCGATGGTCGAAAGCAGAAGCTTGGCGCGCGTTACGGCGCCGTTCAGGCTTTGGTGAATCAGAAGCTCGCCAAGCCGGCATCCTCCGGCCGGACTTACACAGTTCAGCCTGGAGACACCCTATCCGGCATTGCCGCCAAGCTCGGCGTGGCTCAGTCCCAGATCACCGGATTCCATTCCGGCAACCCGAACCTGATCTATCCAGGCGAGGTGTTGGCCATCGGCGGTGCGGCGGTGCCAACCCAGTCTGCCGGCACGGCCTATACGGTGCAGTCCGGCGACACGTTGAGCGGCATCGCCGCGAAGTTTGGCACGACCTATCAGTCTTTGGCCGCGAAAAACGGCATTGCAAACCCGAATCTGATTTATCCAGGACAGGTCCTGCACATCTAGGAGGGAGAACATATGGCAGAACATGCAGCACCATCCACTTTGGAGACCACCGTCAATAATCTGACCAACGAACGTGAGGATGGTCAGGACAACCAGCCGCTGGACGCATACACTCCGGTCTTCAGCAAGCAGGTTAGGACCGTGGTCTATGTCTTGGGTCTGATCGCTTCGTGCGTTGGCCTTGGCTTCATGACCTTCGGTGATGCGGCTGTCGGCGGTTACATCAGCACCGTGGCAGGTTTCATTTCCGCAGGTTTGGGCGTCGCTTATAATCCATTGCGGCGAAACTAAGGTTGTGGTTGACTCTGGTGCAACACTTAACCGTGATTAATTTTCTGGCGCGAGACTCAAACTCGCGCCGGAAAATCAACATCGGGTGTGGAAAAATTTGCGGAATTATAGTGTCCGTGGAATTTTTTACACCCGTTTTTTAACAACACATGCCCCTCTCTCAGCATTGCTGGGGGAGGGGCTTTTCTTGTTATTCGGCGTTTTTGCGTGGTCGTCTGCCGCCGTCGCGGCGGCCCGGTGGTTTTGTGCGAATACCGTCTGGATCACGCTCACGGCGAGACGAATGTCCGCCGTCATGGGGTATCGTTGCAATCGAACTTGAGATCCGGACCTGCTTTGCTGGTGGGCAGGGTTTCGGGTTCGAAGCGTGTGGCTGGCTGCCGCAGGCATCCGATGGCGAGTCGATGCGCCATCAGCGAGAGCTGGATGTCTCGCCCAACGGCTGGGCCAGACGGTTGAGACCAACCGGAGCCGTGACCCTTCCCGCGCAAACGGGACGCTAGTCATGCAGAAGACTGTAAAAAGATCAGCCACACGGCTTCGGAGGGGCGCTTGGTCGGTGCCCCTCTTTTAATTTTCTGGGAGGATTCCGGGCGTGAACGTGACCGAGGCGAAGCGGCGGATGCTTGGCGAGGCCCGAAATGCAGCCCGACTATACGCCAATCTCGTCGGAACGATCACGAGAATCGCGTGCGACGACGGGATGACGCTGGACATCCAATGGAAGGCCTCGAACTTCGCCCACCTATGCGGCCTGGAATACTACGCCGACGACAACCGCACCCGCAGACTTCCCGCCCGACGCCTGTACACCGACCTCCTGTCCGGCCATGGGATCTCGGTGAAAAGGGTCGCGCCCACCGGAGACGCGCGATGGCTCGCGAGGAAGACCGACGTGATAGCCAGCGTATTCGCACTGAACGACGCATCCATGGTGGTCGAATCAGGCAACAGCCGGATACGCCTCTACATGGGAAACACAGTCTGGTGCATCGGCCTCGGAAGAAGCGGAGAGGACGGCCCCTACTATCCGCAATCCCTACGCAAGGGGAACGCGGCCAAGGAAAAAATGCCAGGAACCCAGATCCACCATGTAGTCTCGATCAAATACCTGAACACGGCACAGTGCCACCCATCGATCCAAGACTGACAACATCCAACCTCCAACAACAAAACCGCCCCGGCGCTCGCGGATGAGCGCCGGGGCGGACGTCACTCCGTCGGATGCTTGCGTGGCCTTCCTCCGCCGACACCGCGGCCGGGGCGGCGGGCGTTCCATTGGTCGATGGTCTCTGGCAGCCAGCCTCGCGTGCGGCCTATTAGGGCGTCCGGTTGTGGGAGCTTGTAGGCGCTGACGGCGGCGGTGCTGATGCCGAGGCGCTTGGCCACGTCGGTGACGCTCAGGTATTCGATGGTCATGTCAGTCCTTCCTTCCGGCGATGAGCGCGAAGACGGCGCTGACGATGGCGCATCCGGCGGTGAGCGCGAACGGCCAGCCGAACCATGCGCTGGCGGCGGTTCCGAGCGCGAACACCGCGCTGACTATCGATTCCGTTCTCATGATGTCCCATGGCATAATCGGAGATATGGGGTTCCGGCCCCCAAGTCTGGCCGGAACCCTTGCTCACTTCCTCTTATTCGGTTTCCGTCTCATCTCCTTGATGAGTCCGGTCACTGCTTTGATGAGGGCCGCGAGGCTCGCGACGAGAAGCGAGATGCTGGTGATTATCTCCGATGGTGTCATGTTCACCTCCTTTCCTTGATATAAACTATATTAGCATGGTAAATAAAGTATTGCAAGCCGAAACACAAAAAACAGAGAAAAAATCAACGGATTGATAGACTTGATGCCACGCAAACGAAGGGGCAAGCATGGCCTACACAATCCGCCAATACACGACGAAAAGCGGCAAACGCTACGAGGTGCGCTACCGCAAGCCGGACGGCAGCGCGACCGGCAAACGCGGCTTCAAGCGCAAGATGGACGCCGACGCATGGGGCGCAGCGAACGTGACCACCGCGAAAAGCGTCGGAGCGTACATCGACCCGCAGGCCGGGCGCAGACTCGTGGAGGACTTCTGGGGGCCGTGGCTGGCCGCGAAGAAAACCGAGTCGAAAGCAGGCACCATCGACCTCATCGACCGTGTTTGGCGCATCCACGTCAAGCCTAAATGGGGCATGCGCGAAGTGCAGTCGATCACCCACGACGAGGTGCAGGTGTGGATCAGCGAGCTGGCGGAAACGAAAAGCGCCAGCCTGACCAGACGCGCCTTTTTCACGCTCAGCGCGCTCGTCAGAAAAGCCAAGGCTGATAAATGCATCCACGACAATCCATGTGATGACATCTCCTTGCCCAGGATGATTCCGAAAAAGCACATCTACCTGAGCATCGGCCAATTGCTGGCCCTTGCCGACGCTTCCGGCTGGCATCGGCCCATCGTGCTCACGCTGGGCCTCTGTGGACTGCGCTGGGGCGAGCTGGTCGGCTTGCAGGTCGGAGATGTCGATTTCGAGCGTCAGCGTATCCATGTCCTGCGCACTGTGTCCGAGATCAGAGACCACTTCGTGGTCGACACACCGAAAACCGGCGAGACGCGCACGGTGATTTTCCCGAGTCTGCTCAGACCATGCCTTGAGGAGGCGTGCAAGGGCCGTCAGACGTCCGACCTGCTCTTTCCCGACAGGCGCACCGGCTCGTATCTACGGCGCGTGCATGGACGGTACCGTGGCGATTGGTTCTGCCGCGCGAAGCGCGCCGTCCTTGACGAGGATGCCGCCGCGTCGATGACTGTGCATGACCTACGCCACACGTGCGCCTCGCTGCTGGTGCACGCCGGCGCGAACGTCAAGGCCGTGCAGCGGCAGCTGGGCCATAAGAGCGCCGCCATGACGCTCGACGTGTACGCCGACCTCTTCGACGCCGATCTGGATGCCGTAGGCGAGGCGATTGACGGATTGCTGATCAAGGCGATTGGCGAGGGTCGAAGTCTTGCCGCATGACGTGTGGGCAAAATGTGGGCACGATGGTCTGATTGGCGGTTTCGGCTGTTGCCATCATTGGCTTTCAGCCGAATCGCTCATGTACCTGCAGA